ATCTACCTTGAACTTCTCAGATAGTTCCTCAACCTTCTTAATTATCTTGTCAGAACTCTTACCAAAGTTATCTGCAATCTGGTCAAAGGCATTCTGTTCTGCTTCTAAATCTTTAATCCAACCCCAGACTACTTTGGTTGCACCAATGAGTGCTAAGGCCTTGGTTATAAGTCCAAAGCCCTTACTAATGGCAGTAGTAGTTCCATTGAGTTTACCCAGTTGTTGGTTGGTGGTATTTACACCAGCAACTAATTTGCGGGTATCCGCAACTATATCTACTACTATTGTGTTAGCCATTTTGTTTCCTTAGCCCCCTGCTTATTGCTTCTACTTCTATGTTTGTCATTTCCCAAAACTCTCCTGGTGTGTATCCTGTTGCAGCACAGAATTCACCCATGAAAGTTATGAGACTTTCGCTTTTGGGTTTTCTGATTCCTCAACTAATGAGTTGATTTCCTCAAGGCCCATGTTTTCAATATCTTCAAACTTGATATCAGGATTTGTTTTCTTTTTGAAAACATATGCAATTGCCATGGTTAACTTGACCTTTGAGCCTGTTTCCCATTCATCCATTGTCATACCTGAGAGAGTTTCTATCTCTGCTAAATCTTTCATCTTTAGATTACTAATGTTCATCTTGTACTGCCTCCTATATATTTTCTGGCTATTGCCTGTAGATTTTTTGAATACTCATTCTTTGTGTATTCCCTGTTGTCCCACGCTGCTCTTCTTAAGAATGGTTGTGCTTCTATATTTCTAAGAGGCCATCCATACTCAATAGGACCTGCATAAGGAACTGCAGCCCCACCTGCTTTGATTTGTACTTTCTTCATTGCACGATTAGGTCTGATGGTGCCTGCCATTGCACCTGATAGATATGGGGCAGTGGCCCTGGCTGTCACAGAAACTTTTTGACCAATTGCTGCGTTAGCATCTTTCAAATCATCTACAGCACCTTGGTACTGTTTTAATGACCTGATTACTTCATTAACGCCCTTGATTGTTACTGTGTAGCCAGTAGCCATTGCCTAACATCCTTAAGCAGTTACTTTGGCTGGCTTGCCATCAAGAATGATGGTTACATCCCATACAAAGTACTCACCTGCAGAGCCACCCAATGTTGGGATAACTTCTGCATAGCCTGATGCTGTGAATTTTGGTTGTGAAGTAGATGGTGTTGTGTTTCCATGAGGTGTGAACTCAAGAGCAATTGTTGCTCCTGGAGTATCAAACAACTTGGACCATAGGCTGTTAGCAGCATAATCCTGGAACCCTTCAATCTGGCAGCGATATTCAAGATTATCTGCATAATCTCCAAATCCCATTTCTCCAACTTCTGAAGAGAATGTGACATTCTTTACGCTTCCAGAGTATTCAACATTGTCCACTTCAAACTTAATTGTCTTTCCTTTAAGTCTTGACATGTTAATTTCCTCCTTGCATATCAATTTCTATATTCATATATGTACTAAAGACTGATGCACCATTTACCTCTATGATAAATGGCTTATCAACTGTTATATTTGTTACTGATTCCCATTCCCACAATCCAGTTGCAATGTTGTCAACTACAGTAATTAAATCTGTCATCTCAAGTGTGTTGTCCTGTGGTCTAACCATTACAGTTAGTCTCCAGTTACTGCCCCAACTTGATTCGTATTCATCTGGCCTTACTGATACCCAACCATTGTTAGGTTCTGCAATTACAGATGGAATCTGTGGTCTTGCTGGTGGAACTGAATAAACAGTTCCTATTCCATCAATCTCATTTAATTTAACTACCAGGTTGTCCAATGCATACTGAATCATGCAAATCTCACCATGTAACGATTTAGAAGAGGGTAAACACCAATGAGAGGGTCCCTTGCTATACGGATAGGTGCTCCGTCATATGTAGCGTATTGAGATATTCCCATTGGTGAGTTACGCCTGTGATACAACTCAGAACCAACTTCAAGGTAGCAACGCTTTAGAATTTGAGCAGGGACTTTTGTACTTCTAATATAAGAAGCAATCAAATCTTCTGCTGTCTCCCAGCATTCCTCAACAAAAGCATCATCTGCTTCTATCGCACCTACATAGGCCTTTAAGTCTTCCCAGTTCATATCAATAACTCCTAATTAATTATGCAAGTGTTAACTTGGTGATTGCCTTTGGTGTAGGAAGAGTTGATGCCAAGTAACCCCATACTGAGAAGTCTGAAGTTAGGTTGGTGATTTCGTCCTGAGACAATCTGAATGGTGCACCTGCTGATTCGTAGTTAACCAATGCACTGCGGTTAGCAACATAAACTGTTCCGTTAGCAAGTGATGGGTCCACTACAAGTGGTAGACCATATAGTTGACCTGATAGACCAACTGGGTTCAAAGAACCAATGTTTGCAGGGATATTGTTACCTGCAAGAAGTGGGGCATCCCCATTCTTAATCTTTGCAATTTCAATGAATGCATCTGAAGATACAAGCATGAAATCAGGAACAAGTCCTGTCTCATTGAATGAATCTGAAGAAGCCTTAGCAATTGCCTCTACCCAACCCTCAAAGTTGTTAGTAGCAACTGTTCCTGTTGCAAGTGATGCAGCATTTCCTGTAAGTATGCCCTTGACCATGTTGTTGGTCTTTGATGCGTACTTAATTGCAAGTGCTCTGAATAGAGCATCTACATAAGCAACAGAACTGCGGTCCATTACTTGGCGTGACATTGATGTGTAACCACCAATTGTCTTGACTGGTGCAGTTGCAGATGTAAGTGTTACCTTACCAAATGCAAGTGTGTCACCTTCAGCAGCCTGCTCATCTACTGCAGTTGTGTCTGTTTCCAATTCAACATACTCAACATTCATACCTTCTGCAGGTAGTGCTTGAGTTGCGAATGCAGAGAAGGTTGGACGACCCTTGTCAAGAATATCAATTGTTGTCTTGACCCATACATTGTTAACAATGCTGTCTGCTAATTTTCCACCTGTAAAGTCACGATGGAGTGTGATTGCCTTCTCATCACCAGCAGCCACTGCTTTGGCATATTCACCAAAGGAACGGAATGCTGGAGAAGCAGGAGTTGCTACTTTTGCTGTAGAAAGAACTTCAATCTTTCTTTCTAACTCTTCTGCAAATGAACGAACTTCTGCAATCTGAGTGGAGGCATCTGTGTTTGTGTTTTCCATGGATTTCTCCTCCTGAATTTCTTCTCGTATTTCAACTACGGAAGCGTTTTCATAAGCAGGGAAAGCGACTAATGAAATTTCTTTCAAGTCAACTTTCTTACGAATTATTTTTCTATCCTGCTTCTCATCCACTAATGGGATGAAACCTACTGAGAATGAACGAATGCCCCCATCTCTTACAAGTTCAAGGGTTTCGTCACCTAATTGAGTCTTTGAGACTTTTGCTCTGACCCATAGACCATCTTTGCGGTCTTCTAACTCTTGGACCTTACCAATAACTTCTTTGTGGTCCCTAAATAATTTTACATCTGCATCAAGGTCTACTGACCCTGCTGCAAACTCTTCTGTCTTACCTCCGCCAATGTCAATAGGCTCGTTGTAAGGTACTGCTCTACCAATGACTTCTCTTTTGTCATAGTCTGCCTCTCTAATTTCAAAACTTCTTGTTTCCATTATTACTCCTTGTACCTATTTTATTCTGCAGGTTCTTCCACAACTTCCTGTGGTTCCTGCACTGCAACAGGTTCTGGCATTTCTATTTGTGGTAATCCTTCAAGTTCTCTTACTTCATCTACTGTCATGAATCCCGCATTTAATGCCACTTGATATGCCTGATATCTCATTGAAACATTTGGTTTCAAGAACTCAGTCATGTTGAATGCCGCTTTCTGGCCCCTTGGTAGTAAGTCAGTTATGGCTTCTTGTATTCTGATTATGTATTGCTGTAATCCATCTTCATATAGTTTCTTTCTGTCTTCATTACCATTTGTGTAAGTAAGTCCAGAACCTTCTACTGAAAGTGATAGATACATACTTGGAACACCAAACATTGTGGCAATCTGCCTTGTCACAAACTTTTGGTTCTCTAAGAACTGTGCTTCCTCTGGATTGAGCGATATAGATTGGTAGGAGAGTCCAGAGGAGAGAACAGCAACGCTTCTATTCACCTGAGATTCAACAAAGGCTTGTTTGTTAGCCAATGCAACTTCAGGAGATAGAAACTCAGTTGTTGTTAGGGTGCCTGTTGGTATGGCAGATGTTCTAAACCAATTATCTGCATATGACTGTAGGTCTATTGATGCTTGAATGATTGATTTATGCCTTTGTAGAGGGCCGTATCCCAATATGTCCCCTGGAATTTGCCACAATCTTAAGTGCTTTATTCTTTCTCCAGGAGTCTTAATTCCATTTACATAATATTCGTAAGTACCATCATCTTGTTTCTCTATATTTACATTACCTGCTGGTATTAATTCTAAGTTGTTTATTCCTCTTGCTCCCCTGGTTACATACCAGAAAGCATTTCCATAAAGTGCCATGGATACAACTGTTTGTCCTAAAAATTCTGATTGATTAACATTGTTTGAAACATCTGGTAGTTCTAACCATGCTGGTGTTTCTAATTTATCTATTCCTCTAAATACTTCAACTGGAATCTGTGCAATTGCTGTTTCAAGAACAGAAATACATCTTGAGACTGGGATTAACTGTAAAGCCTTATCTTCATTAATAATTGATTGGCTTCTTGCTGGTATTTGTATGGCACGATTCTCTGTATCAGGAACATATGCTTGGTCTATTTGATAACCAAGTCTTTCTACTAATCTGTCTCTTATTCCCATTATTCTCCTAATGCACCATTTGTGTTGGTGGCTTTTGTGTGTCCACAAACCAAATGGCCAAAACTGTTGCTATTGCTGCATCAATATCTGTTCCAGAATCTTTGCGGGTTATCTTCCATGATTCCCCTACATTTTTCCTGACTGCCCTGGACATTTGCAGCGAAACTATTTCATCTTTTGGATGTTTTAGTGTTCTACGCATAATTCTACGATATGCGTTATTTGAGGCACTGATTAAATCCTTATGGGAAGCCATATGGACCCTAATTCCTCTTTGTCTTAAAGCATGTGCCAAGTCTTGGTTTATATAACTATCTACAATAAATGGGGCACCAAACTTGTTTAATTTGATGCAGGCATTGAGTAATTCATCAATATTTGTATTATTAAATGAGGCTACAAGTTCTGTTGCTACTACTTCACCCTCTTCTAATGAGGCACAAACAATGCTTGCATGGTCCCAACCAGGGGTTCTATCCACTGCAAATACCTTGGGATTTAGTGGTTTTCCATGTGGTAATTGCTGCCAAGCCCCTACAGGAAGCCATGCATTCATTGAAGAAACGAATTGATTTAGGCGATATCTTCTTGCATCTGCTTCAGGCATGGTTGCTAATTCATTTTTTACTGACTCCCAGGACAATATTCCAGAGGCTAAATTAGGATTTGAACGCCTTACAGCCTCTTCATCTAATACTTCACAACCTGTTGGAGCCTCCCAGCAGAAAAATCCAAACCTCTCCATATCCTCATCACCATCTACAGCAGCAGCACCTCTCTTATATAAATCCTTCAAAAGATTACTTGTGTCATCCCCTGCAGTTGTAATACCAATAACTATGCCATCCATGCGGGTACCAGAACCAAGAGCCATAGCAGTCCATACATCCTCATTAGCAACATGCAACTCATCAAATACAACAAGGCTTGGATGTAGTCCTTGAGCAGTAGCAGCCTTAGCAGCAATGACTTTATAAACACCAGTGCCATCAGCAGTCCATAGGCCTCTGTGTTCTGTAGACCTACTGAATAGAGATTTTAAAATGTCAGATGTATTTGTTTGATGTAGCAAACGCCTATAAACAATCTTGGCTTGGTCAGATGATGCTGCAACTGATATTACTTCTGGTGCAGGTTCATGTAATAACATGCCATACAGGGCAAATAAAGCCCCTATGAGCGACTTTCCGTTCTTTCTTGGCATAGAGATACAAACCTGCTTATAACGCAGTCTGCCTGCCCTATCAGGGTTTTCATGGTCATCTGGATATCTTTCTAAGACATGGCGTATTAACCATTTCTGCCAGTCTGTTAATTTAAGTAGTTCATTATGTTTTTCAGGTAACTTCCAAATAGCCTGACTGATATTTATTAACTTATCACCATCAGTTATGAAGTCTTCTGATAAAGGTTGTGTGTAGTGGGTAGGAAGCCAATCCATAACTACCCCAAAGCAATCTGCTGCAACATCTCCTGTGGTGTTAGGGATACATCATTTTCTCTATTATTGAGTAGCCCTAAATTGGCCAATAAGCCAATGTAGATAGGGGCTATCTGGTGCCTTCTATCAGGCATAGCATCCATTGTTTGTGCCAATTGGACTGCCTGTACTGCTGCACCTAAATCTGCCTCATCTAACCATGTTGCTGCCTGCAGAGATTTTATTG